ACTGAAGAATTCTGGCAACCAGTATTTGAAAAAACTAATTTTAAAGAATTTGTAAAAGAACATTATACAATTGGCTATAAATCACAAATTGATGAAGCAGTATTTGAAGATGTTTTAGAAGGAGAACTTGATGCGAACTAGTCTAAGTCAATATGACTATGAGCGTGTTGAATATCGTAAAGATAATCATGACTCATTTAAACTTGTTACTGGAGAATGGACTGGAACAATTGTTACCTTTGGTGAAGTTGCAGTACAACATAAACTTGATGGAAGTCCACCCAAACTAAATTTTCAATATCAAATTGAAGAAACACCGCTTGATCCCAAAGAACTAGAAGCTAATGTAGACTTTAATGAATATATTGGTGATATTCTAGTACATGTTATCGAAGAAGCTTTAGAAGAAAATAATTTTGCAATTGGCGAGCAACCTGATGGAACCGAATCTACAAACGACAATACTGAGGAATCTAATTAATAATGAAAATTACACTCGTAAGGTTATTCCATTTTTAAAGAAAGATTATTTTGAAGGCACTCAGCGTATTGTCTTCGATCAAATCATTTCTTTTGTAACTAAATATAATAAGCTTCCAAATGGAGAAGCTCTTGCTATCGAGATTGAGTCTCAAGATATTAGTGATGGTCAATATTCTGAAGCAGTAGCTATTATCAAAGAAATTTCAAATACTGAAGAAACTAACTTTGAATGGCTTATTGAGAATACCGAAAAATGGTGTCAAGATAGAGCAATCTATCTTGCCATTATGAAATCTATAAATATTATCGATGGAAAAGATCCACAACTAACTAAAAACGCTTTGCCAGAATTATTGTCTGATGCTCTTTCAGTTGCATTTGATACTAATGTTGGCCATGACTATATTGATGACTTTCAGTCTCGTTATGAATTCTATCATCGTCAAGAAGAACGTATTCCGTTTGATCTTGATTATTTCAATCAAATAACAAAAGGTGGTCTTCCTAATAAAACACTGAATATCGCTTTAGCCGGTACTGGCGTAGGTAAATCTTTGTTTATGTGTCATGTTGCAGGATCAGTTCTTGCTCAAGGCAAAAATGCTTTGTATATTACAATGGAAATGGCAGAAGAACGCATCGCTGAAAGAGTTGATGCGAACTTAATGAATACACCTATTGATCAACTTCCGAATCTATCAAAAGATATGTTTGGCAATAAAGTTGCTCAAATTGCTAATAAATCTCATGGTAAATTAGTAATTAAAGAATATCCAACTGGCGCAGCTCATGTTGGTCACTTTAGAGCTTTAATGAAAGAACTTCAATTGAAGAAAAACTTTAAGCCAGATATTGTGTTTATTGACTACCTAAATATTTGTGCGTCATCACGTATGAAAGGAATGGGCGGTGCCATTAATTCATATTCCTACATCAAGGCAATTGCTGAAGAAATTCGAGGACTTGCAGTTGAATTCGACGTGCCAATTGTCTCAGCGACTCAAACAACTCGATCAGGATATTCAAACTCGGACGTTGGCCTTGAGGACACGTCAGAATCATTTGGATTACCTGCTACAGCCGATCTTATGTTTGCTCTCATCTCAAACGAAGAACTCGAAGGACTTGGACAAATCTTAGTAAAACAATTAAAGAATAGGTATAATGATCCAAGCGCTAATAAACGATTTGTTATTGGTGTTGATAGATCAAAAATGAAACTATATGATGTTGAACAATCAGCACAACAAATTATGGATTCAGGTCAAGCACCAGTTGCTGATTACTCACAAAACAATGTAAAGAAATTTGAAGGATTTAAAGTATAAATGCATGCACGTCTCATCTCCCATAGTCAACCCTCATTTAGAATCTACTCTGGCGAACTTGCAGCGGAGGGGCTTGACAATATCCAAGACCTCATCGCTTATTGCGCCCGTGTCTCCAATCCATCAAACCAAGCTAATACCAAAACAACACCAAAGTTACTTGACTATCTCATCAAGCACAAGCACTGGTCACCATTCGAAATGGCAAGCGCATGTATCGAAATCGAAACAACCCGAGACATTGCAAGGCAGCTCCTCCGTCACAGATCGTTTTCATTTCAAGAGTTTTCTCAGCGGTATGCTGATATCCGCGATCTTGATGATAATTTTGTTATAAGAGAAGCCCGACTCCAAGATCCTACAAATCGCCAAAATAGTGTAAAAACAGATGATGTAATTCTAATGGGTCAATGGGTAAATAAACAACAGGAGCTAATCGATCATGCAAAAGAAGTTTACAACTGGGCTATCGAATCAGGAATTGCCAAAGAACAAGCAAGAGCAGTTCTCCCTGAAGGCAACACTGTCTCAAGACTATATGTCAATGGGACTATTCGAAGCTGGATTCACTACATTGAACTTAGGTCAGCCAATGGAACCCAGAAAGAACACATGGATCTGGCAAAAGCAGTGGCAGAAGCTATTGGAAAGATCTACCCAAAATCACTAGAATTTGTAAGTAATTGATTTTAAACGAAAACAAAATGCACTTTTTTTCACAAATTGTGCATTTTTTTGTTTACATTCACCTCTAGATAGTATAGTATAGTTATATCAAATGAAGGAGAATGAAAATGCGTAGAGATCCTAGAACACAAACTTTCACTGGTTACACAGCTGAAAAACTAGCTACTCAATTTGAAGATGCTTATATTCAAGATGGTGTTGTTTACTGGAAATCAAATGATCGTTCTCCATTCGAAGACATGTTGACCGACTTCATGGAAGCTGGTTTTATCTCTCAAGAAAATATTGATTTAACTGTAGCTGCTAAAAAAGCTCAAGATAAAGCTGCAATTGCAGACTATATCAAAGCTCAAGCTAATCGCTCTGAAGAGCAAATTGCTGAAGAACGTGCTATGGCTCGTGCAGCATTTGGTGCAGGTGAAAAGATGGTAAACATCTTTACTGGCGAAACTTTTTATTCTTAAGAGGAGAATGACTATGTGTATGGCAAATGAAACAGACCTAGTATGGGAAGAAATTGATCGTATCAATGCTGGTACAGCTCAAGGAGAGCAATCAATTATGGTTCAATCAGACATGAAGAAGTGGGCTGAGAAAGAAGGCCATTGGCCTCAGATGGATTACGTTCACATGATTGCAGCTCATGCTGTAGCCCGTGGTTGGACTCAAGAAGGTTTTACTGGTATGGAGATCTGGGGATGAAACTATTTCAAGGTTTTTGTTTTGCTATTTTAGCAGCCGGATTTGTTTATCTTTGGCTTGAAGCTCTTTCTATGCCAGATGTGTGGTTTAGTTACTCAACGGATGAATGCGTAAAGGTAATTAATTACGATAAAGAAGATCAATTTAGTTGTGAAAATCTTCCAACTAAATTCAACCACGTCTGGGTTAAATAATGGATTTATATCAAGCAACTATACTTGTAGCATTATTTGGAGCTGGACTTTGGCATCATGGAAGACATTCATATAAAAAAGGCCGAGAAGAAGGAACTAATGAAGCTATTGATTTAGTGTTAACGATTCTTGTTCAACAAGGCATTATTACAATGAATGAAGCAGAGGATATTACTCGTAATGACTCACAAATTAAATAAGTATGAAATAGACTGGTTTTATCGCATTGGTGCTCATATAATGGTAAATGAGTTATTTGAAGATGATGAAGGATTTTATAAGAATCATTACCAGTATGCCACTGAAAATAGTGATGGATCTTACACTGTTTATGAGCAGATTCCTGGAACAAGTTCATACACAAATACTTCTGACGCAATTAAAGCATTCACAAAATATTTGAAAAATAAATGAAAAAAATGCATTTTAGGGGTTTACAATAGCTTTTAGTTGTGGTATTATATAAGTATATTCAATGAGGAGAAACACAATGGGTATTCAAGTTTCAAAAGATCGTTCAGACGCTTACATCGGCACATTTGACTATGCATGTGCAAGTGATATGTTAGATCTAAGCGAAGTTCGCAACATGGTTAAGAACATGAATAAAATGCTTCGCCAAGATGGATACGATTATCAGTTTTATGTAAAGTGCCAGGGACGAGGTACTAATCGTACCGCACGTATGAAAACATGGTTGACCAATAAATATGATCGTCCAGTTTCAGACCATTGGGCTCAAGATGCTGGCCAACGATCTCTTCCACTTGAAATTGCGGATCGAGTTGATGCCTACATCTACCGTCGTCGATAAATAAATTTAATGACTCCTTAGCTCAGCTGGATTAGAGCAAGTGCCTTCTAAGCACTAGGTCGAGGGTTCGAGTCCTTCAGGGGTCGCCAAAATTGCAGATTAATGCGCCTGTGGTGAAATTGGTAGACACGCTAGATTTAGGTTCTAGTGCTTTACGGCGTGGGGGTTCAAGTCCCTCCAGGCGCACCAAATTTGGAGAGGTGCCAGAGCGGTTTAATGGACTGGTCTTGAAAACCAGCGTAGGTGAAAGTCTACCGTGGGTTCAAATCCCACTCTCTCCGCCACAATAAACTCGGTGTAGCGCAGTCTGGTAGCGCATTTGGTTTGGGACCAAAGGGTCGGGAGTTCGAATCTCTCCACCGAGACCAGATAGGTCCTGTAGCTTAATGGTAGAGCAAAGCGCTCATAACGCTCAGGTTATAGGTTCGAATCCTATCGGGACCACCAGAAAATCCATCCAACGATCTGCAGTCCTTGAGATGGTGTGTGACCCTCAGCACGGAGTGAGGCACGGTCTTCCGGTGACAGTGAAGATAGGTGGGGAGGCACCGCGGAAGGTCTCCCCACTGAATATTAAAAAAGGATTTTGTTATGGTATGGATTTTAGTTTGGTTACAACTTTCAACAGGTCAAAAGCTTGATTACTATCATGTTGGAACTTATGAAAATAAAGAAGCTTGCTTTGAAGAGTTAAAGAAAGCTACTGTATTAATACATAAAAATGCTGCAGTCGACTGTATGCCAATAAATATTGACGATATATAATATATTGCGGGTGTAGCTCAGTTGGTAGAGCGTTAGCCTTCCAAGCTAAATGTCGCCAGTTCGAACCTGGTCGCCCGCTCCAATAAAGCCCTCTTGGTGGAATGGTAGACACAAGAGACTTAAAATCTCTCGCCGGTTTCGGCGTCCCGGTTCGAGTCCGGGAGAGGGCACCAATTTAGTGAGGTTTTTATGAATAAAGATATTAGACCTATGTCCGATGAAGAACGTCAAAGAGCAAAGGAACGAGAAAAAGCTAATTCTGAAGAAAAAAAGCCCACACAAGAATGGCCTGACAATCCAGTTGATGGTCATGCTATATAAATAGAATTTTAATATTCCGGCGTAGCTCAGCGGTAGAGCAGTTGACTGTTAATCAATTGGTCGTAGGTTCGATCCCTACCGCCGGAGCCAATAAAAGGCAAACAATATGTGGACTTTAGTTTTTATTCTTTTTGTTGAGGGAACTCTAGAGACGCATGTAATAAATACATATGAAACAATGTATGATTGTTTTGATAATAGAGAACAATTAAGCATTGCTGCTGGTGGAAATGATGGTTATTTTCCTCCAGATATGCAAGCAATATGTGTATTTAGAGGTGAGTCAACATGACAAATCCTGTTTGCCCAGAATGTAAAACTGAATTAGGATCTAATGATTGGTGTCCTAATTGTAGAGTAAGAAGGTAATGCTCCTATAGCTCAGTTGGTAGAGCAACTGATTTGTAATCAGTAGGTCCGCGGTTCGAGTCCGTGTGGGAGCACCATTTTTATAAGTTATTGATTTTAATACTTTTTTATTAATACAATTTGTTACAAATTATTTTCCCTTTAGAATCA